ACTTCCTGTAATATTCTGAGGTATGCGAATTTCTGAAGTAGTATCTAACCCTAATTTAGGGAAATTGAGTTTTTCTCTAGCTTCATCTGGTGTAATTATACCAGCATTAACTAGCGAACTAAAATACTGCGCTTGAGATTTTAAATCTGGCTGTAACGCAGGAATAGATACTAATTCGGGTCTTATAGAAACACTATTAAAATAATGTTCAAATGCACTAGTAAATTGAGTTACTATAGGAATAATAGTGTGCTCATAAAATAGTACTTGATTTGAAGATATGTTAGCATTATTACCACTTTTTAGTAGGGTATAAGGAATTCCTAGTGCTTTAGCCATATCTTGTTGTAATCTTTCAACACTGTTTTCAAAATCTAAGTTTTGAAAATTTATATCACTAAATTTATCTATTTTTAATCCACCATCCAATATGGCAGGATTTCTAGCGCCGTCGAAAATAGTAGTGTAAGTATTTCTCCAGCTTTGTAATAAACGTTCTTTTACTTTTGCGCTAAGAACAGTGTCAGTAGTTAAGACAACTCCAGGAATTGCGTTATTCTTAAAGAACTGTCTTTGAAATTTTAATAGAGCGTAGTATAAATTAATTAAATCTGATAAAGATCTTAATCTGCTTTTACCTCTAAAAATACTTTCATCATTATCATCTTTAACATGAATAACTTCTGTAGAGTCAAAATGAATATTTTGTTGTTGTTTGGGCTTTGCAGTACCTGCTGAAGAATAAGGAGCAGAACTTGCATAAGGTTGAAAACCTGAACTATTTGAGGCTTCTCCTCCTGATAACATATAGTTATAGCCTTTTACAAATCTTTTAGAGTCTGTTTCTATTTCTATATCATTAGCAGGAAGCAAATACAAATCTGTACCATCATAATAGAAGAAAGCATTGCCATCTAATAATAAATCCATTACTGCTCTTCGCATAAAACGGGTTCTATCTTCAAAAGGATTAGGTCTTGAATTTAATAGTTTACTAACTTTTTTAACAGGACCACCTTGATTACCTGGTTCTACTGCAAATGGTATGCCCACTACAGCATTAACTATCATTTCTATACATCTATGTATGATTTCAACTTGATCATACGCAGCTCTAAAATCTACATTACTATCAGGTTGAACTAAAGGTTCTTGACTTCGTAAATAGGGCTGAATAGGATTAAGTTTTTCTCGTATCCAACTGATGGGACCTGCCATTGTGTTCTCCAAATTTTACTCTCTGACTCTCTAGCCAAGTTTTAACTTTGCCGGATCTCCAGTTAGAATACCTAGCACCGTATATACTGTGGAGTCTTTGATGATGTGTTTTACAAAGAGTATATAAATTATCAGGCCCTAACAAGTGCTTATTTTCTTGGTAAAAACGAACTCTTAGAACTTTGATTAAATCATAGTCTAGTATGGAGTTATCAATTTTTTCTTTTTCTAACCATTCATTCCAAAGCTCTGAAACACTGTATAAGTGATGTAATTCTAAGTCTTTTTCTTTTTTACATATAAAACAGTGATCTTTGTGAGTATAGTCTTTTTTAATAAAGTCTCTCACATACTTAACTGGAAGTCTTTTTAATTCTTTCATTTTACCAATTATAAATCTTATTTTGCTTAGAGTCAAAAATTTATTTTGTATCTTTTCTTATTGTATAGTTTTTAGGGGATTTTATAATTAATCCTCTTTTTATTTTAGTTGTAGTAGACTTTTTCTTTTTTACAGGCTCTAACGTATGTAATGCTATCCGTATAGGATACCCATTAGCTCTTAGAGCTCTAACATCTTTTTTCAAAGTTTTAGATGTATGCTTTTTTCTTATAGGAAATAAGCCTCTTTTAGGGTGATTTAAATTATTTTTATCCATATATACCTACTGAAGATGATTTTGCATAAGAATAAATAGCATAACGTAAAGCATCACAACAATGAGAAGTCCAATCGTGCAGTGGTTTTGATTTTTCTCCTCTAGTGTTCCATCTATACCCATTTACACTAGCATAAGTTTTTGTTGTATTATCTATATCAAAAAATAAATTTTCATTTTGAACTAATACTTGAATATAACTAATACCATCATTTACAGATTTTACTGCATTCTCACAAAAAATATCATAATCATAAGCTAAATCAGCTTTAGTTTGGGCTGCAGCAGAATCAATATAAATATTTTCTATATCCCAATGATCTATCATTTCTCTTATAATTTCAGCATGAGAAGAAGTAGTGCCTTCACTAGCTATATACTCGTCTACTACAAAAAAATTAGTTCCGTCAGTAGCTAAAACTATAAAAGCTGTATCGTCTCTAAATCCCATATCTAATCCTGCTATAAAAGTATATCTATCGTCTTTGGGAGTTATAATCTCAGAAGTATCGATTAAATGAACAGAATCATCTACTTTATATATTTGACCTTCAAAACTCACCCAGTCACAATGGTACTCTTGTCTGAAAATACTAGGAGGAAGAGTTCTTTTAGCTTCAGATATATCTGCTTCTTTTAAGGCAGGATTAACGTGCCAAGGAAATAGTCCAGAACCCCATTCAGGATATTTTTCATCTTCTCCTCGCAGCCAATACTTATATAAATAATTTTGTTTTCCTCTAGGAGTCGAAATAAATAGAGCTCTACTTCCTTCATAGGTAGAAAGAGCAGGTCTTAAATCTCTAGTAAAATATTCATCATCAGATATAATTGCAGCCTCATCTACAATTAATAAATTTGCAGCACGTCCCACAAGAGTAGATCTATTATTGGCAGAAAGTAATCTAAAAGTACTATCATTAACTAATCTAACTACTCTATCCTTTAAGTTTAATCTTTTTGTTTCGATACCTAGTACACTAATCAATTCAGTAGTGTAGTCCCAAATAATAGAAGATAAATTATAATCAGGAGCAACTACTAACACTTGTTGATTAGGTTCTAAAAGTTTAGCTAAAGCTAATACAGAAGCAGCACTAGATTTTCCTGTTCTTCGTGCAGAGATATGAGTCCAAAATCTGTGTTCTTCTAACCCTTTTTGCATTGCTAATTGGCTGGGATTAAACTCTTTAAAACCAAATTTATCTGGTAGTTTTTGCACTAGTCTAGAAACTGGAACTTTAAAATAGTCACTCATTTATATACTTTCTTTATTATTGATCTGCTGTATTTGTATCAGGGTAAGATCTGCCTGGACCATAAATAATTCTTACGGCGCCTTTCTGTCCAGAACCACCAAAGCCACCTGAGCTATTATTTGTAGGCCCTCCGGGAGCTCCACCCCCTCCTCCATACACACCTCCAGAGGCGCTAGTAGCGTTTGCGCCTCCACTACCGCCTTCTCCAAATCCATCAACAGTCGCAACACCAGTAGAGCCTCTTCCTAAAATCCCAACTCCACCACCTCCGCGACCAGGTGAGTTTGCAGGAGCACCTTGCCATAATCCGCCACCGCCTGCAGCTCCTCCAGATCCTGGATAACCACTACTTGCTGACGCACTACCTCCTGAATTGCCTCCGCCACGTGAGTAACTGCCAGAAATAGTTACATTAGCATTTGCATAGCCTCCAGCACCTCCGCCTCCTCCGCCGGTATTGCCAAATCCCCCACTAGCACCGCCTTGCCCGCCATCATATAATCCATAAGAAGTAACTAGGCTAGTGTTTGCATAAGCAGCACCTCCAGGGATGGTTTGATAACTTTGATAAGACCAAGTACCTGCACCGCCTCCTCCTCCTTTTATAATATGGGTCGAACTTGAAATAGCATCCCATTCATATACTGCCGTTGCTGAATAAGTGTAGAATTTATGACCTGAAGCACTCCAGGCAGCGTCATTTATTAGTAAGCTAGGTCCAACTCCATACAGGTCTACTGTTGATAAAAGTGAGGCATTACTAACATCTCCGTCTTCAGGAAGACTGTATTCTCTTACTAAGTATGCGCTGTTTCCAGTACCGCTATATGACGAACTTATAAACCCTGTTACAAAAAGTCTAGTATCGTTTTTACCTACATTCAAATCCTGATAACCTTGATGAGTGCTTGGCGCTGTTAAGCTGTTACTAGAATATGTTGCAGTGCTAACATCCCAAGCTGTTGATAAGTTATATTGATTAATAGTAGTAGAATAAGAGCATATATAAACTATAGTACCAGTAGAATTAAAAGAAAAACCGCTTGGGTTAGTATCTTCGTTTTCTACATCTAGAGATTTATTAGCGTAACTAGCAGTGCTAACATCCCAAGCTGTTGATAAAGTATATTGATAAATTCCATCTGGAGAAGAACTAGCTAGAACATACATAATTGTCCCATCCGGTTTAAACTTTACATCTCTTGGAACTGGATCCTCGTTAGCTACTGAAAAACTTTTATTGGCGTATGACGCAGTACTAATATCCCAAGCTGTTGCTAAATCGTATTGAAAAACTGCATCTTGTGTATAACATACTGCATACATATTAGAGCCATCATAGCTAAAAGCAATTCCTTCAGAAGAAGATACTTGAGCATTAGCATGGAAAACTTTATTAGTATATGAAAGATCGGATAGAGAGTAAATTTCTTTTCTACCAATATAGGAATCTAGACCTGAACTACCGCTTTTCGGTTGGACACCTGACGAGTTTAGCCCACCTCCGCCGCCATTACCTACGAAAACATCTAAAATCTCGCCTGGAGTAACATCAAAAGTTGCCCATGCCAGACCTCCGCCTCCTCCTCCAGAGCCTGGCCATTTATAAGAAGTACCTGTAGGAAATCCTGATCCTCCACCACCTCCTCCTATCGCTACAGCACTTACAGAAGATATACCCTCAGGAACAATAAATTCATAAGTTCCAGCAGAAGTATATGCGTTTTGTCCTACAACGGGCTGTTCTATGGTAATCGATATACTTGGAGATCCTGTGTTAAATCCCTCACTATCAGTGGCTCCTAAAGTAACAACAATTGACTCAACTTCAGAACTATCTGCATCTAAAGCAACTGATAGTTCTAGTGTGTCAGATCCGTTAGAATCTACAGTAAAGTTACCAGCTAAACTAGAAAGTGCAGGATCAAAATCATCTGTAGTCACTCCTGATATTGCATAAGGAACTGTGGTTCCTTGATCTACCTCTGTAGTCGTAAGAGTTACTATAACATTAGAACCTTCAGGTACTGAACTTAAGTTAGAAGATAATGTATATGTAGGATCCAAACTAACATCTATTACAATTACATTACTGCTGGCTACTATATTTCCAGAAGCATTATCTGTTCTAACTTGTAATTTAAAGCTTTCAGTACCTTCTGTAGTTTTATCGTTTGCTAAAGTTAGTATAACATTTCCTGAGTTAGCAGTAACATTAAAATTTCCAGAAGTAGAGCTTGAAAAATCATTAGCTGTTACATTTCCAGTAAGGCTTACAATATCGTAATAAAACACAGTGCCATCACTAACTTTATATGTTGTTAGATCAAACTGTACAGAACCGCCTTCTGAAACAGAGCTAATATTACTAGATAGGGAATAAACAGCAGGAGAATATATTGGAGGAGAAGTTATAAAAACTGATTTATCATCTGAGCCATGCCATGTAATAGCATTATTGTTTCTATACGCTACTAATAAAGAAGTAGCAAAAGTATTATCCCAAGGAGCGTCTACAATAGTTTGCAGAGTAACAGAAGTTCCTGTTGCTATTAAATTTGCCCCTAAAGTTGAATTTGCTTTTAATTCTGCCATATTACACCACAGTTATAGTTCCATAAGAATTGGAGGTATATGTAGTAGGAAAACGTCTAGTATATCTATCGCTCCAAATAATTCTAACTACTCCGTCTTCCCCTGGAGCTCCTGGATGGGCTGTTTGTTGATAATCTGCTCCGGCACCGGCACCTCCGCCACCCCATAGTTGTCCTAACCCATAAGATCCAGGATTTCCATTTTGACCTGATACGTCTGTAAGCACTGGACCATACGGGCCAGTACCCCAACAACCCGTACCTCCTCCACCTAAAGTAAGATTAGCAGTACTGTAGGCAATACCAGTTCCTCCACTACCGCCGCCGCTATATCCCTGGCCTACGGTGTTATTATTATAAATATACGAAGCACCTACACCTCCAGAATAACCTGAGCTTCGTTGGGCATATCCTCCTGCGCCCCCTCCTCCTCCAGAGCCACCTGTATAAGGAACTATGCCCCCATATCCTCCAATACCCCCTCCGTAAAAAGAAGTTTGTAAGATTGCTGCAGGACTTGATGACAGCAATTGGCCTGCTGTTCCGGGTTGCTGACTTGTATAACCAGCATAGGCACGTCCGCCCCCACCACCTGCGCCAGCACTTACTAAAGTTCCTAAAGAAGGACTTGATACATAAGATCCTTGACCGGGAGATCCATAACCTCCATTAGCTCCTCCCGCACCTCCCGCACCTACATAAACAGTTAAAACTTCTCCTGCAGGAGGGTTAGTCCAATTATAGCGTAATGCTCCTCCGCCACCTCCGCAACCGTAAATATTGGTTTGAGTAGAAAATTGATTGCCTGCTCCCCCTCCACCACCTCCACCAATCGCAACAATTGATATTGTACTCACATTAGGTACTGTAAAAGAATGGGTTCCAGTACTAAGAAATATAGCTTCTCCTTCTATAGGATCTAAACTAGTATCTACTATAGTAACTGCACCTGAATTTCCTACTACAGTTCCTAATTCACTGCCTGTTCGTATGTTTACAATAATATCTTCCGAACCTTCTGTAGTAAGGTCTGCAGTTACACTTACAGAAAATTGTCCTTGATTATTTGAAAGAGAAAACTGACCATTAGATGCGTCTGTAGGTTTATTAGTAGTCCAGTAATATATACCATCAGGAATATTAGTAGTAGTCACCGTTACGTCTATTTGTGAACCTTCATTTATAGTAGTGGTATTACTTGTGACGGTCCAAGTGCCTTGAGAAGCTACTTCTCCAAAACAAATAGCACCATTAGCAGCACGTACTACTACAGTACCTCTGTTAACATAACTATTAAAATTAGCTATATTTATATCTTCTCCTACAAAAAAAGTACTGTTTAGTAGGTCAACTAGAGACTCTCCCCCAACAGTTGTGTTTGATACTAAATTTGCCAAATTTATCTCCTAAATTACTGAATCTGATGAATAATCTTTGCCTGCACCATACCTAATGGTTACCACACCTCGTGTACCACTGCCTCCAGTTGTCCCGCTGGAATAATAGGGATACATTCTACTATAACCACCGCCTCCACCATATGCTGCTGTCGCTGGAGAACCATCAGGATTATAATTGACATCTGAACTACCAGGTGTACCATGTTTTGAAGACGATGTTCCGTTCAAACCATCACTTCCTCGACCATTTGTATAAGTGCTTCCTCCACCACCTCCGGTTCTTTGAAAAGGAACTGGACCAGTATACCAATCACTATATCCAGTCCCGCCGCCACCGGCAAATTGAGAATTATATCCTCCGGCACCTCCGCCTCCATTGCCTCCAGGACCGAGCCCACCGTTGCGTCCAGGACTGCCCCCTTGACCTATATAAGTACCGCCTTGACCGCTGCTTGTGCCGCCTCCGCCGCCACCTCCTCCTTTTACCGTAGTGTTGTTTAGAAAATAGCTGTCTCCACCTGCGTAACCACCCGTAACACCACTAGTACCTCCACTATTGGCTCCTTGTCTACTACCGCCGCTACCTCCATGTCCTACATAAACAGTATAGGTTTGACCAGGATTAACAGCAATATTATTTTTCCAAGCTAGGCCTCCTCCTCCGCCTGAGCCTCCTGATACAGCACTTCCGCCACTCGTGCCAATAGCAGCGGCTCCTCCGCCTCCGCCACCAACACAACACACAGAAACATAATACACATTCCAAGGAGCTGTCCATTGATTAGAGCCTGTTGTTGTAAAGTGTTCTACTCCAAAAGGAGTTTCACTCGTATCTAGAATTGAAACAATAGGAGAAGTAGCAACAATAGTTCCAGAAGCATTATCTGTACGAAGAATTAAGTTAGCAATCTCTACCCCTTCAGTAGTCATATCAGCATTAGCACTTAAAATAATATCTGCATTAACTCCTACAGTAACTACACTACCGCTAGAATTAACAAAATCTCCTTGATTAGCGTCAATTTCCCAATATAAAGTAGTACCTTCATCTACTCCTATAGTAGAAACATTGGCAGTTATATTAGCACCTTCACTTATTGTATTAGAAGACAAAGTAAGAAAATAGCTAACAGTATTAGTAAAAGCATCTGTAGATGTTTGATTAGACTCATTTAATTCATAGATTTGATAATTATCTTGCTCATTAGAAAGACTTATAATTCTAAGATTATCAAAACTTACAAAATTTCGATTAAACTCATCTGCTTCTAAAGTATTAAAATCCTCAACTGATTTTATAGTAACTCCTCCTGCAGTACTATCAGGTTTTATAACTGCCATGTATTTTACCTCTTCTCTTGTAATTTAGCTTTTAGCTCTTTTACTTCATCATGAAGTTCTTGAATAGACTTAATTAAAGAAGGAACAAGTCTAGTATATTGAATAGAAGTATTTCCTTCAGTTACTACTTCAGGAATAATTTTAGCTACTTCTTCTGCTATAAGACCTACTTCATAATTACTAGAATATATTTTATTATAACTAACTGGTCTTAATGACAAAACTTTATCTAGCTGAGAATCAAGAGTTAATACATTTTCTTTAAACGCTATAGAAGAAGTTTCAGTAATAGTACCTTGTACTTCTAAATTAGCTCTAACAGTTAAATCATTAAAACTTCCTGTGGAATAAGTAAAAGTAGCATTACCAATATAGCCAATTAAGTTTGCTGAAGGTACTAAGGCGTCTGCGTCTACGGTCTCTCCAGTGCCTACAATAACATTACCAACCATTGCAGCATGGGCAGTACATTGATATACTAACGAACTAGGAGCATTCATAGGAACAGTAAATATAACTTCTGCACTTCCCGCACCTGAAACTCCATCAGTATAAGCAGTGCCTCCATCTTCTAGTCTTAAAACTAAAGGGTGAGAGGAGTAAGAAGAATTGTTTATTTTATATGTTTTACCTCTTGTTACATAAATATCTGGATTGTCTCCAGAAGCACTAGGAAATCCATCTCCTATAAAGGTATAAACACTGCCAGTAGCAGAATTAACGTTAATTACAGTTTCTGCAGGCCTAATTGTTTCAATAAAATCAGCATCAATAGCGCTGACATTAGATTGAACTGTATCAATAAGTCCTGTTACCGTAGTATAAGTATTATAGTCATTAGCTGAAGCAGCTAAATAAGTAACATGGTCATTAGCTGCTGAATCTGGTAATGCTGATAGATTAGACTGTACTAAATTTATATTAGTAGCATTGGTAGCAGTATTAGCACTAACAGTTCCTATTTGGTTTGTAAGAGTAACAGCAATATTTGCATCATTTTCTAAAGCGGCTGCAATTTCTGCTAAAGTATCTAAAGTAGTTGGGGCAGCCCCAATAACAGAAGTTAAGTTAGCTTGTACTGTATCAACAAGTCCTGAAACGGATACATAAGTATTATAAATATTAGCGTTAGCACCTGTAATACCATTTATAAGATCTGTACTACTGCTGGAAGAGTTGCTATCTAATAAATCTATAGAAGTATTTACTGTTACCCATGTATTATATAAATTTGCTGTTACCTCAGTATAAGTAGCATAATCATTAGAAGAAGTGTTAAGATAGGTAGTATGATCATTAGCTAGTGCAGCTAAATAGGTTACGTGATCATTAGCTAAGGCTGTTAAATAAGTAGTATGATCATTAGCTGCAGATGTTTGATAAGTAGTATAGTCATTAGCTAAGGCTGTTAAATAAGTAGTATGATCATTAGCTGCTGAATCTGGTAATGCAGTTACATTAGATTGTACTGTATCAATAAGTAATGAAACTGTACCATAAGTATTAAAATCATTAGCGTGTGCGTCATTTATAGCAGAGGCAACATTATCTTGTACTGTGTCAATAACTCCTAAAACTGTAGTATAAGTATTATAATCATTTGCATACAATATATCTGTATCAACAGCTACATCTCTCCAAGTTACAGTACCACTACCGTCAGTAATTAAGGCTTGGTTATTTGCTCCATCAGTATTAGGAAATTGGAAAGCATTACTTAGTTTTACAGATCCGTCTGCTACAACAGTTATTCTATCTTCAATAATATTAGACACTCTAGTTTGAACAGCAAATATACTGTTTGGAGTTGCATCAACACCATTAGCATCCCATCGTAAACTTCCTACTAGTTGCCAATTAGCACCGTCATATGCTTGAGTGTTTATTCTAAAAAATCTATCATCAGTATCTGTAGCAGCAGGAGAGGCTAGAGAACCGGAAGCGCGTCTTACTAAAATATCTGGAGAATCATCCCCGGTGTTATATTGATCTATTTGAAGTCTGCTTGAATTATCACCAACACCTACCATATGTAAAGCAGTTTGAGGAGTAGAAGTTCCAATACCTACCTTACCATTAGAAAAAACAGTATTTCCTTCTAAAACTCTATCTGTAGAGTATACTGAATATACATTACTTTGTACTTGATCTACTAGGTAAGAAGCATTAAAAAAAGTTATGTAGTCGTTAGCATTCACCCAAGTATTAGCAACATCAACATCTCCCAATGCTATGCCATTAAAATAAAGAGTATTTTCTATATTATATAGTTTATTGGTGTTATCAGATAAAGAATCACTAGGATGTATTGTGATTACTTTATCAGAAAGAGATTTAAGATACATTAACTAATCTCCAATGCGCTCACAGTCACTTCTAAAGTAGCCCCCCTAACATATAAAGAATCTCCAGTTTCTAAGTTTAAAGGCTTGTCTAAAACTAAAGTATCTCCTGAGTTAATAGGAGTATTATACGCTATATGAGTACTAGTGCTTTCACTAGTATCTGTTATTTTTACATTTGCATATGTAAGAGAAGATCCTACATTAGTCAAATACACAGAGTGAATAACCATAGTGGACGCAGTAGCTGCGGTGTTTATTAAAGAATCTGTAGTATCACTAATACTACTAGAAGATATGAGTTTAAAATTATTGTTTGCCATGATTCATTTTCCTATATTTAATACCAATAGTCAATATTAAATTTTGTTTTAAATATTCTTATGTTAGTAGTATATTACTTAATACCAAGTTTGAATATCAGTAACTGCACTACTTCCTCCTCCGCCTCCACCACTACTTACACTCACGTTACTTGAAATAGCTCTTGCGATTTTATACTGTCTGCGTGTTCCGTCTAACGTTCTCAACTCTGTAAGATTATAAGGAACTGTATTATTTATAGATAGAACTGACTCTCTAAAGTGTTTTGGAGCATAAGTTATAGTATTATCAGCAGACACTTGTATTTTTATTCTGTCATAAAAAGATAGATCTGGTGCTGTGTAAGAAGAGGGAGGAGTCCAAGTAGCAGTAAAATCGTTAACAAATACTCCTGCGCCGCTAGAGCCGTATGCCCCTCCAAAGGGCCAAGAAGTTGCAACAGTTCCGTTAAGAGGGAGTGAATATTTCATTGAAAGATACTGTTCAACTTGTTCATATTCAGTCTGTGTTAGTGTTCTATTAAATACTATAACTTCAGCACACTGCCAAGCAGAAGGCTCACTGGCATAAAAATATCCATAATTAAGTCCTAATTGTTTACTGGAGCTTCCACCGCTTGCTCCTCTTTGAACACCATTAGATCTGTAAAGACTATTTTGGTCTGTAGAAATAACCCAATCAAATCCGTGATGATCTGTCTGTGCGGTTATCCAACCATCATGATATGCGACCCCCGCTTTATTACCATGAAAACCAGATAACCAGTTTGCTGTTACGCCATCAAAAATTCTTCCTCTAGTTCCATTATTGTATCTTGTAACATGAAAAAGTGTATAGGTGCTGGGAAGAACTCCAGAGGGAAACTGTAATCCATCTGACGTGGTGCCCTCTAAAATAGCATAACCATTCAATTGAGTTGAAGATATAGAAGGAGTGCCTCTATAGGCATTGGTATCATAAGTGCTTATATCATCTGTCCATGTTGTTCCAGAAAAAGTACTTCCTTCATATGCAGCAATCAATCCAGTGATATTAGAACTAAGTACATTAGAGGCAGTGGCTGCAGGCAAGGGGCCTCCTGTTGATAATAGTATATTTCCTAAAGAAATATCAAATTCTACAGGAGAACTCCAAGGATCTGGAGTAGAACTATAACTACCTACAGGAAATCTTCCATAAGTAGGTTTAATAGTTGGTATGCCACTTGTACTTATAGTAAGAGTTGTCATATATACTCCTTAAATCGATACATTAGCTACAATATCACTTAATCCAGCCCCCGTAATAATAATAGGTACAGAAGTTTCTGCAGATGTAGAGGTAGTTATTGTTGTATTAGCTGCAGCACCTGAGAAAGTCATGGTACTACCATCGATAGTTAATTCAACATCAGTAGCAATTCTTGCTCCTGCAATATTATAGGCACTTACATCAATAGTACTATTAATATTTGTACCAGTGTGATTATATGAAGATTGAGCAGGAGTGATTGTGATTCTTACAGGAATTGTCGGTGTGATAACATGAATATCTGCATATCCTCCAGCATTACCACCAGCAACCATCCAAATTCTATCTGTAGAATCTCTACCTACTGCAAATGCTTTTTCTGCAAGAGTTGTTGTGAGCGTCCAACCATTTACATTATCCCAATTATAGATATAAAACGCATCTACACCAA